AATTGGTACAAATCAACATACAGACAAATTACAGACCATTTAAAGTCAATTACTGAGTATAAAGACCCAAGTTTATTTATCAAAACTTTGTCAATATTGTATTAATAAATATATTTGTCAAAAAAAAACTATGAAAACAATAAAAGAATTTTTAAAATGGTTATTGTTTAAGAACACAATTTCATTAGTTTATTATTTAGTGTTTTTAATATTAATGTTGGCTACTTTCCACGAAAAGCAGTCAATTGTGGATAATAACAATGTAGCTACATTTGCTGGATTTGTTTTGTTTATTTCAATCTGCATTATTTTCTTTACATTTTTTAGTGTAATCCCCGAATACAAAAAAAGAAATGATTAGCCACATCTACATACTTGTAATGTTTTCAGCGATTGCAAAGGCAGCGATGGACAAATTAAACTTTCATTTTTACGAGAGTATATTTTCAAAGTTAAATCATAGATTTTGGAACTCAGAATATAGTTGGCAAAATAAATGGAGGGATGGAAAGCCTGAACTTGGAGAAGATTATCCATTTAGTTCTACATTGTTTGTATTCTTAACAGATGGATGGCACTTGATGCAATTCATATTTTTAAATACACTTTTTTTAGCGTTATTTTTTGTTGCCTTGCAAGATTTTACTCTTAGGGAGGCAATCATACATCTGATATTATTAAGAGCCTTATTTGGGCTTGTTTTTGAATTACATTTTAAATACATTTTTGCAAGTAAATTATGATTACATCCTCAATAGCTTTTGGTATTGTTACCTTGATTTTAGGAGTTACTTTTGGATTAGTAAAAATAATTTACGACATCATAATTAGAAGGGTTGAAAAACTTGAACAAAATGGATTAATAATTCATGATAAAGTTAAGGAGTTGGAAGCGTTCAACACTTACAAGATTGACCAACTAATCAAAGACTTTGCAGAGTTTAAAGCGGTTGTAACACAAAAATTACACAATGATGCCGGGTTTATTAGCGATACAAAAAATGCTATCAAAAGAATGGAGCCAATTATGCAACACTTTGAGAAAATTCAAGATGAACATGAAGAAATGAAACTAACAATAAAACAATTAACAAAACAACTATGAAGATCGAACCAAGAAACTACACACAAGGACCACAGGCAATCTACAAGAATGGAACTTATAGAGTAATTGCCAACTATCCCGAAAAGAGGGAGGCAAAGCTAATATTAAATGGAGTTACTAAGAATATTTCATACGATGAATTATTTGAGGTGATAACAGAGAGTGAGGCAAATTTGAGGATGTTGGAGGAACAGGCAAAAGAAATGAACGCTAAAACTAATTTATGAAAATAAGCCTAATTTTAGAGAGAGAAGTTTACACTGACAAATCAACAATTGGTAAACTTTACTACAAAGATTTGCAAACTATTTATCCTAAATTTATCTGTTATACATTAGAGGACACTTGCAGAGATTGGAATAGGGATGGCGATTTAGACGATAAGGGAGAAGCAAAAGTATTTGGCGAAACTGCAATCCCAAGTGGAACGTATCAAATGGAGTTTAGGTATTCTCCAGGATTTAAAATAAACACACCACATTTATTGAATGTAAAAGATTATAAATACATTTTAATCCATCCCGGCAATGGCCCTAAAGATTCCAAAGGATGTGTTTTGGTAGGCAAAAATCAATCTAAGGATTGGATTTCAGACAGTAGAATTGCATTCAAAGAATTGATGTTTTTGCTAAAGAAATACAGCGAAATGGAAATTACAATAGTTGATAAAAAGATAATCCCATTAGCATAATGTGGCGAACATTTATAAAAAATATTTCGTTAAATACTCTAAGAGATTTTTACAGAACTTTCAGCAGTGAAAAAAGTTTCCTTAGTAGCAAAAAAATTGAGCGTAGTTTATTTGTTACCTCCATTCTTGCTATGTATTGGACTTTCTTTATTTTGGTTGTGCTTAAAGCCACTATTACGGATTTTATTTTATTTATTTCGCCTCTTTTTATTGCAGCAGGATTTAACTTATTACAATCAGAAAAAAACAAAAAACAAGACAATCCACCAAATGAAAACTTATGAAACTCAAAGAAAAAATTTTAGGTGTATTAGCAAAAAAACCGAATCTATCACCGGGAGAAGTAGCTAATGAGTTAGGAGTTTATTGGACATCTAACAGAGATGAATACAATCAGATTAGATGTGCTGCAAAACGATACTGCAAACAAAGTAGTTCTGGAAAGCCGAACAACCCACAAAAACAAGTTGAGAGTTTTGTAAAGGAAATTAAAAAAGATGTTGACAATCAAAATGAGTTTTTATCGTTAGCGGAAAATGTTACAGGGAAGCAACGCAATACATACAACCTCCCTAACAGTTTAGAAACACATTACGAGGCATACAAGCTACCAAAAGAGTGCAACGACATTCTATTTATCAACGATATTCATTTGCCTTATCATTCATTAACTGCCCTTAATATTGCTTTGAAGTATGGATTTGAAAAAAAGGTAAACACTATTTTTATAAATGGGGATTTAATTGATTTTTATGCAATTTCAAGATTTCAAAAAGATCCACGCAAAAGAGATTTAGGAACGGAGATAAAAACTACAAGAGATTTTTTAAGCATCCTCAGAAAAATATTTCCACTTGCAAAAATATTTTATAAGTTAGGGAATCACGATGTGAGATGGGAACATTATTTAATTGAAAAAGCACCAGACTTATTGGGTCTAAGTGAATTTAATTTGGAGAGTATATTGAAGTTGAAAGACCACGATATAACAATGATACCCGACAAGCAGATAGTTCACATAGGCAAGTTGACTGCTTTGCACGGACACGAATTAGGCACAAGTATAATGTCGCCAGTGAACATTGCGAGAGGGTTGTATCTAAAAGCTAAGGATAACGCTATTTGCGGACATCACCACCAATCAAGTGAACATACTGAACCAAATATTAACGGTAAGGTAGTAACTTGTTGGAGTGTTGCTTGTTTGAGTGAATTGCACCCTGACTATGCACCAATCAATAAATACACACACGGATTTGCCCACGTTAGAGTTGTGGATGAAGAAGGAAACTTTGAAGTAACTAACCTTAGAATTATCAATGGTAAAATTAGATAGTTATGGTAACAACAAAATCAAGAAAGCCAAAAGAAAAAGCAGAGGCAGAGATTATTCCTATTGATGAATTTCGGGAGTGGGTAGTGGTGCTTAGTAATTTATTGGAATCGCAAAAGGTTAATTTAGAAAGAACGGTATTTGCATCTGAGCCATTTATGGAATCGCCATTTACAAATGATGAATTACAGAGAATAAAAAATAAAATATTTATTTTATCAAGTTGGATAAAGGATTGATGAAAACAACAGTAACAACAGAATTTGAAAGTCAGCAAGATTTGTTTGAGCATTTAGAATATGTGCAAAAAGCTAATTTAGGATTTCAAACACAACACAATTTAATTAAAGAAATGGAATGGTTTTTTGATAGTAATCCTGAAACATCTCCATTAGAAATAATAGAGTTTATTCAAGAATTTATAAATAAAAACTTATGAAAAAATTAATCCTAGTTCTACTTATAGCAACAACATTTAGTTGTAATGTCATCAAGAATTTGCGCAAAGAAAAAAGCAAAGAGGAAACTAAAACTGAGCAAGAAGTAAAAGTTGATTCAGTTGCTGAGGTAGAAATCGAAAAGGAAATAGTATCAACATTCACCACCGATACAAAAACAGAATTTTTTGATTTAAGCGAGGTTACTATCTTTGAAGTTATGAATGATAGTGGCAAGGTTATTAATCGCACCACAACGACAAAAAACAATATCAAAGGCAATATAATTGCAAAAGGTAAAGAGGATAAAAAAGAAACCTCCGCAGAAAGCAAAAAAATAGATTTGTCAAAATTTGACAAGTCAAAAGAAAGCAAGTCAAAAAGCGAGTTAGTAAAAGTTAAGGAAGTCAAGAAAACTCCAAGTTTTAAATTTTTATTGTGGATTATATTAATTATTACAGGAGTAGTTTTTGCCCTTGTTGGAATTTGGAAGGTAAAAAAAAATAATTTTACCCAATTTTTTAAATAAATGGCTAATCAACTTACTTATTAAGTTGGACTGCTATTTTTGCCTCAATTAATATTGGGGCTTTTTTATTTCAAAATAATTTGTACATTTGTGCAATTAGTTTTCATAGACTGGTAATTGATTGTTCGGAGAGCCCATCTTTTAGGTGGGTTTTTTCGTTTCTATAAAATTAATCTATTTGAATATCAGTTAATTAAAAATAATTTTGTTTATATTAATATATTTGTATATTTTTGCAATCAACAAATCACAATTAATATGAAAAAACTAAAACAAATTACAGACTACCTAAACAATTTATTGCTAAAGTATGAATGGTGTACATCACACCGCGATAGATACTCAATACAAGAGCCAAAAAAAGAAGAAAACAAGATAAGAATCTGGCAGACAACTCACAACGGAATAACCACAAAACACAATTAATATGTCAAAGAAAAAAATACAATTCGTCATTAGTCCATTGCAATCAGCATTTGTGAATTCAATAATTTACAAGGCAACAGAGCCAAGCAGTAGTCTGAAAAAAGGAGAGGCATTTGGAAAGATTTTTATCGAGAGCCATCCTGAGTTCAAATCGTTTAAAAAGAAAAATGCTGACAAAGAGTTGGATGGAGAGTAATTCAATCATTAACTATAATTATAGTCTATAATGTATGAAAAATCATTAAAATAAAGATTCGGGGCTTTGTGTAGTAGCCCTTAGTATAAACTTAAAATTAACCACGACACTTGATATGGCTATTACGCAAAGCCTTGTTAGCTGCCGTTTTAAATTACAAATTATGTCAGGAGGAAGATTTGATTACTTACAATATAGCATCACAGAAATAGTTGATGGAATTGAACAAGAAATAAGAAACAATAATGCCGAACCAAGAAAAGAAGATTGGTTTGAGCCAAATAATTTTAAAGAAGAAACAATTAATGAGTTCAAAAAAGGAATTGAATTACTAAAAAAGGCACAGATTTATGCCCAAAGAATTGATTTGCTTTTATCAGGTGATGATGGAGAGGAAACATTTCATCAACGACTTTCGGAGGACTTGTCTAAAAATGGCAGCTAACGTTTGCAGATAAGCGAAGGCACAAATAGCGTTGGCTTTAGCGAGGAATTTGGGCTTTTGCTTATGTGCTGTTATGCGTTCGCCTTATTTTTTTTGTGTTGATTTTCAGTTATTTATAAAATATTTTAAAAATAAATGAAAAATACTTTGAAAAAAGTTTGCAGTTATCAAAATAGGTTGTATATTTGTACTCAGATAACAATTAAAAAATAAAAAAATGGAAACTTCAACAATCTACAAAACAAAAAAAGTAAACTCAATCAACACTATCACTTGTGAAATCGAAGAAACTTTTATGAATAACTTTTCAGTATTGGTTTATGACGAAGAAGGTGGTGTATTTATTGAAAAATTTGCTGACACATTTTTAAAAGCAACTGAAATCGCTGACAAACTATTTCTAAGTGTATGCAAAAAATACTAAAACAAGGAGGAAAAAGAAAGGGGGCAGGTCGCAAACCTGCTCCTTACCAAACAAAAACTATTGCTTTTCGTGTCCGTGTCGAATTTGTCGAACCGATTAAAAAAATGGTTAAGGATTATGTTTCGGGAAGTCTTAAAGGTGACGCATAACGGTTTCGGGCTTGGCGAAGTGGCTTTTGTGCGTTGGCTTGTGTGTCGGAAAGCCATTTTGCCAAACCCGTGTTATGCCTTCGTGCTTTTTATCTCATAAAACAATATAAAAATATATCATAAAATGGAAGAAATAATATTTGTAAAACGTAGTTCTCATTCACAATTGAGGACTTTTAAAAAACCAGTCATAAAACTGGAGTTAAAAAACGGCCGGTTTATTGTCAGCGATATTGTCGCAAAGGTTTTGAATGTTGATGACAACGATGGTTTAATGTTTGGATTTAACCAAAAGGCAAAGACTGCTTATGTCGTAAAAGATGATGAAGACGATGCTTTTAAATTAAGCCGTAAAGACCCACACACATTAAGGTTTTCGTCAAAAGATTTGATGAATTTCTTTGATGATACTTTCGGTCTTTTGGAAACTGGTAAGTCTTCATTTGTCTTTAGTGTCGATTTAAGCCCAAATGAAAAAGGATTACACCGTGTCTCTTTAGCATGAGGCATAACGGTATGGCGGTTAGCGTTCGTTGCCGACTTTGGAACACGAAACTTTAACTTAAAAACAAAATTTGATATGGAAAACAAAACTTCAACAAACCACGAAAACGGCAATGACGCTAACCGCTTGTTAGTGGCTGATGCGGATTTTTAGCACTCATTTTCAGTCAGTTAGAAAATATTTTAAAAAAATTGAAAATAATTTTGGTTTGTATTGTTTTTGTATATACATTTGCATTACAATAATTAATTAAAACGAAGAAATTATGTATCAATTCAAAACAAATTCAGACACTCCATTTCAAGTAGATAAAAATGGGATTGTAAGGGTTATTGGCAAAAGAGATTTTGTTTCTCACTATTTTGAAATTAAACTATCCGATTACATTGTAAATTCATTAATTCAAGACGAAGTTACATTTTCTTGGATTGGGGACTTAATTGAAAAGATGGGTGAATATTTACCTTCAACTACTTTGGAGTTTGAAAAACTTATAAAAAACAATTGGAAATGGTGGCTTACTCAAGGTTGGGTTATTGAAAATGATTTTCCGAGATACCGATTTGATGAAAAAATTGCTGCTTATGACATGAGAGAATACTATGGTAATAAATCTAAAAGAAGCGGAATTTTTAGAAAAAGATGGGACATACCAATGCCTAAAGTTGAAGTATTAATTAAAGATGGAAATTTCAAACATTTATATGAAAAAGAAACGAGACACTATGCTCCCGAAACGGTTTAATGCAGAAGATATAAAAAACTGGCAAGAACAAGCCAATTTAACAACTGGCGGTAATCTTACTTTATGGATGGAAAATGCTTTAAACAACGCTGTGAAAAAGCAGAATGTCAAATCGAAGCAGTAACGTAGCATTTGCCACTAACTACTCGACTTGCGTACCAAAACTATATCAATAAACTATGAAACCAACTGAATTACAACTAACTTACAAAAAAGTAATTTCATTTACTGAACAACAAAAAAAGTCATTGAAAAAACTTGAAAAATACGATGTGAATGTCAATGAATTTATAAGGATTGCAGTCAGGGAAAAAATACAAAAAGACTGGAAAGGAATAAAAGAAAGTAAGGACAATTATTGTCCATTTTAATAAACAATCAAAAAATAAAACAATGCAAAAAGCAGGAAGAAAACTAAAAGAAAAAAGAGAGTACAACATTATTGAGGGTGAAATCCGTGAATACTTAGATTATCTATTAGATTCCATTGGAACGGATTTTGAAACTATTTTTGTGAACAAAAGTAGGCTCAGACAAATAGTGATGAAAAGGCAGGTTATAGGCTACATGGCTTATTTCAAGTTTAAAGATTATATTAGCTTAGATTTGTATGGCTCATTAATAGGCAAAGACCACGCTACAATAATCCATTATGGCAAGATGTACGACAAGGCGATTGATGGATATTTGCCTGAGAACAAAGCCTTGATAGATGCCTTGCAAGTTGCCTTTGAACATAATTGGGAGGGTGGAAAAGTTAGATTTGGTTACAAGGGATTTGTTATTTACAAAACAATATTGGGGCAATATTTAATCACAACTCAAGATGGCGAAAAGTTGCCATTCCTCAGCAACAAATGTTTAGAGGCCGAAACATTTATCAATGGGATAGTATATTGGCAGGAGAGATTAGCAAGTATGCCGGTAAGTGCTTAACTTTGTTTGATGGCAAAAATTAAGATATGTAATTGTGGTTGCGGTGCTGAGTTTGTTCCTACCAAATTAGGGCAAAAACAAGTATCTCAATCGCATTACATAACTTGGCTCATCAATACACCAGAGGGCCAAAAAAAACAAGCTGAGGCCAAAGAAAAGGCAAAGAAGATAATTGAAAAGAAAGAAGCAAAAAACAAATCTGCAATTGAATGGCAGCAAAAAGCTAATGCTAATTGGCCTAAATTTAAACGTGAGCAAAAAAAGGAAACACGATCCTACCAACAAGAATTAATCTTGACAAAAAAACCATTTCAAAGGTGGTGTGTACTACGAGATAAAGCAAATAATATAAATACTTGCATAGCCTGTGAAAAGCCTTTTAATAACAATAAAATAGACGGAGGACACCATTTTAAATGTGAAATATTTAGCGGTGTTATATTTCACCCATTTAATGTTTCAGCAGAGTGTGTAAATTGCAACCAATATAACGATGGAAATCTTGCTGAGTACACACCAAATTTAATTAAAAAAATTGGCCTTGATAATTTTAACAATCTAAAGAAATTGAGTTTAGATTATAAGGTATTTAGTTATCCTATTAATTGGCTGAGAGAGTTTAGGGCCATAGTAGAAAAAAAGATTAGAAGCAATGATTTTGATAACAATTCTATCTTAGATAAATTAGCTGAGTTAAAAATTAATTAGCTTGATTAACAATTATTTGCAATTTATTTTTATCAATAGTATTGATATATTAATATATTTTTATACTTTTGTACTCAACAATTAACAATTAAAAACTATGAACACATTAGAAAAAACACAAACACAAACAACAGTTGACCCATTCTTGCCATTGGTTACATTTGCTAAGATAGAAATGTTCAGACAAGCAAGAGTTATGAACGGATTTTACTTTAAAGATAATCAGCATGTAGATTATTGGGTTAAGGATGGTATCTTAACTTTTCAGTACATTGATAGGATTGACCGCCTTACTCAATTTGATGGCGAACCAATAGAAGAAGATAGACATAGCTACATGACTATTAATTTACTTGAGAATGCAAGGATTGAGCAATTATACGACAAATTAGAGCAAGTTTTTGAAGTCATTGAAGAACACGAAGTATATTACAACACACGTAAATAATCACAAAAAAAAACAAAATGGAATTAAAAGGAACAATTGTAAAAATCGGAGATATTGAGTATATCTCCGATAAATTCTCAAAAAGAGAAATCGTAATCGAAACATCTGGCGAATATCCTCAGAAGATAAGTTGCCAAGTATCTAACAAAACTATTGATTTGTTTAATAACAAATCTGCAGGTGAAGAAGTAACTGCCCACATCAACATTAGAGGGCGTGAACACAAAGAAAAATATTACAACACTATTGAAATTTGGAAAATCAACTAACAACAAAAACAACTATGAAACTAATTGCAACTGCCTTATTAAAGGCTCAAAAGCAAATGACAAATGCAAAAAAAGGAAGTTTAAATCCTTTCTTTAAAAATTCTTACGCTTCATTAAATGACATTCGGGAAGCATGTATGCCACACCTTAACGACAATGGTATTGTGGTACTTCAGCCAACTGCCTTTATTGATGGCAAAAACTTCATTAAAACAATCCTTTTGCACGAAAGTGGAGAAAGTATCGAAGCACTAACTGAAATCATTTACAGCAAACAAAACGATGCTCAATCGCAAGGCTCAGGGATAACCTATGCAAGAAGATACGGTTTGCAATCTTTGGTAAATGTTGGAGCAGAAGATGACGATGGCAACAAAGCAAGTAATCCAACACCACAACCGGCACAAATAGAAAAGGCATGGTTAAATAAAGATAGTGAACAATTTGCAAAGGCAAAGGAATGGTTGCAAGGCGATGGCACTATTGATAAAATCAAAGCCAAATATCGTTTATCTAAAGAAGTAGAAACCCTTTTAACAACTTTGTAAAATGAGCAACCTTAATATTTACCAAATAGAAAAAGAGTATTTAGAACTTGCAAATCAACTAATCGAATCGGGAGGAGAATGTTCTCCCGAACTTGAATTGCAATTAACAATCAACCAAGAGCAGTTAGAACAAAAAGCAAGAGGATACGGATTTGTAGTTAAGCAAATGGAAAGTGATGTTTCAATCATAGATGCCGAAATAAAGCGATTGGGCGAACTTAAAAAGGCAAGGCTTAAAACTATAGAACGATTAGAAACAACCGTATCTAATGCAATGCAATTGTATCAGATTAATAAGTTAGAAACTCCCACCTTAAAGATTAGCTTTCGCAAATCAGAATCAGTTGAAATTGATAATGAAGCTGAGATTTCTGCACAATTCTTAAAGGAAAAAACGACTTACACAATTGACAAAACTGCAATCAAAGAAGCCATCAAGAAAGGCGAAGTAGTTATTGGTGCAAGGTTGCAGATTAATCAAAACATTCAAATCAAGTAATGAAATCAACTTTTTTCAGCACCGTTAAAGATGGTAAGTTGCAAAAAAACACAACTCAAAATATCCTCCAAGAATTAAAACACTTGGAGGGTAAAAGAGTGGTGGTAACTATTGAAAAGCAAAAGAGTTCAAGAAGTTTGAAACAGAATAATCTGTATTGGGTTTATATCGACATTTTGAGCCAAGAATTAGGCTACAGCAAAGACGAAATGCACGAACTTGTAAAATATAAGTTTTTAAAATTAAAACGCTTTATAAGTGTTGTAAATGGCAAATCAGTTATCTTAGCATTGGAGGATGGAATCTATGTTGATGTTAGCACTGGCGAAATTCACGACATTGAAAAAGTTGAGCCTTATGATAAAAGCGGATCAACAAAAACCTTAACCAAATCAGAGTTTATTGACTTTGTAGATAACCTAATTACTTGGGCCAAAGACTTTCTTGGAATAACTTTGCCATCACCAGAAGAACAACAAACAATTAATTATTAATTATGGAAACCTACCCACAAAAATTTATTGAGTATCATGCCAAATATCCAAAGGTTTACGAGTATTACAAAGGAGTAATTGCTCAGCTTATAAACAGAGGATTTAAGAAGTATTCATCCGATGGAGTATTGCACATTGTAAGATTTACAAAGCACGATGAAATAAAGAAAGATGGATTTAAGGTAAACAACAACTACACTCCTTACTATGCAAGGTTGTACGAGGCTGAACATCCTGAGTTGAAGGGATTTTTTGCAAAAAGAAAAGTTAAACAAATTTGTTAATTAAATAAATTTAATATATTTGCCAACGAAATAACCGCCAAGATGAAAAGAAACTTAAAAAATAACCCTCTATTGATGTTGCTTAACTTGGCGGTTGACAGCATTGATAGGGGGTTTAACTATTTATAAACTATGGAAGACTATTTAAAATTTTTAGAAACAAAACAAAAAAAACACATTGAAAGTGGATTTGAAATTAATGAAAATGAACTTAATAAAAATATGTTTCCTTTTCAAAAATTTATTGTTAAACGTGCTTTAAAAGCTGGTAAGTATGCAATATTTGCAGATTGTGGACTTGGTAAAACATTAATGCAATTGGAATGGGCTAATCAAGTATCAATACAAACAAGTAAGCCAGTATTGATATTAGCACCTTTAGCAGTGGTAGGACAAACTAAACAAGAGGGAGGTAAGTTTGGAATCAATATGGATTTTATAGATGTTCAAAATTATGAGCAACTTGAAAACATAGACTGTTCTATTTACTCAGGCATTGTTTTAGATGAAAGTTCTATTTTGAAAAATTTTGAAGGTGCTACAAAAAATCTAATTTTAGATTTGTTTAGAAAAACACCTTATAAATTAGCTTGTACTGCAACACCAAGCCCAAACGACCCTATGGAGTTAGGTAATCATAGTGAATTTTTAGACGTTATGAGCAGAAATCAAATGCTATCAATGTACTTTATCCACGATGGAGGCGAAACAGCTAAATGGAGGTTAAAAGGACATGCTGTAAAGCTATTTTATCAATTTATAGGTACTTGGGCAATAATGTTAAATAAACCACAGGACATTGGATTTGATATGGTTGGTTACGATTTGCCTAGTTTAAATTTGATTGAAAAACAAATTATAACACCTGATAGAGATAACGGTCAATTGTTTAATGATGCAATTATTTCAGCAACAAATTTTAATAGCGAGTTAAGATTAACTAAAATTGAAAGACTTGATGAAGTAGTTAATTTAATTAATCAAAAGCCTGATGAAAATTTTATTATTTGGATAAAACAAAATGAAGAAGGCGAACTATTGAAAAAATTAATACCTGAAGCTATTGAAGTTAAAGGCTCAGATTCTAACGAATGGAAAAAGGAAAAGTTATTAGGATTTGCAAATAATGAATTTAGGATTTTGATAACAAAAACAAAGATTGCAAGTTTTGGAATGAATTATCAAAATTGCAGAAATCAAATTTTTGCTTCATTAGATTTTAGTTTTGAGGGTTTATACCAAGCCATTAGGAGGTCGTATAGATTCGGGCAAAAAAATGAGGTTAATATCTACCTAATCACAACAGATACAATGGCAAACGTAAAACAATCAATAGATAACAAACAAAAACAATTTGAAATTATGCAAAATGAAATGAGTGAATCAATAAATGCCAATTTACGAGGCGATAAAATGTTACAAACATCTTACAATATTGACGAAGTAAAGAATGAGTTTTATCATATTATGAGAGGAGATTCAGTACAACTAATTAAAAATGTGCCTGATAAAAGTCAGGGATTAAGTGTTTTTTCTCCTCCATTTGCAGAACTATACACTTACTCAAATCATATTGAAGACATGGGAAACTCTAAAGATTATAAAGAATTTTTAATTCAGTTTGGTTTTTTAATAAAAGAACTAAACAGAGTTTTGATTGATGGTCGTAATGTTGCGGTGCATTGTATGGATTTGCCAATCCAAAAGGGTAAAGAAGGATATATTGGATTAAGGGATTTTTCAGGAATGATTTTAACAGCTTTTCAAGAAGCAGGATTTATTTATCATTCAAGAGTTACAATTTGGAAAGACCCAGTAATTGAAATGCAAAGAACCAAAGCAAAAGGATTATTGCATAAGCAAGTAAAAAAAGACTCTACTCAAGTAAGAGTTGGGATTCCTGATTATGTAATGATTTTTAGAAAACAAGGCGAAGGAACAAATCCAGTTACAAATACTAATTTACCAGTTGATTTGTGGCAAAAATATGCTTCTCCTGTTTGGATGGATATTGACTATGGAAATACTTTGCAAGGGTATAGAAATGCAAGAGATGAAAACGATGAAAAGCATATTTGTCCATTGCAATTAGATACTATTGAAAGACTTATACATTTATATTCTAACGAGGGGGATAGTGTTTTTACACCTTTTATGGGAATAGGCTCAGAGGTATTTCAAGCTGTTAAAATGAAGCGTAGAGGTGTTGGAATTGAATTAAAAGAAAGTTACTTTGATTTAGCCAAAAAGAATATTGCAACTTTAATGGAAACAAAGAAACAAATTTCTGCATTCTAATTCATTTGCAGATTAAAAAAATAATCCGTAATCTTGCAAAACCGTTCTTAAAATTTACAATTAATAGTTGTCGGCATACAACGAATAGAAATAAGCAATAGCAATATTGCATATACATCAAACCCTCATATTTTCAATGCCGTGAAAATATCGAGGGTTTTGACGTTAATAAACATTATGGAAGATATTACTTGGAACATTGATAACAATGACAATTTTAAAGTATCAATTAAATTAGGCTCGGGGAAAGAGATAACCATTGAGGATTCTACACCTTGTGCAATTGTTAAAGATTTAAGTTTGGAAGAACTTGAAGAAACTAACAAAAAACTATCAAAAGTAATTTCACAACTAAAAAAAATTAATAACTAAAAATTATATTTTATGAAAAACCCAAGATTTATAAAAGAGTATTTAAGTGACAATGATTTATTTACTATTAAATCATTTAAAACAACCAACAATCAAATTGTAATTGAAACAAAAAACAACTCAGCAAATGACTTGTTTTCTACACAAATTATAATTAGCAAAGAAACTGCCATTGATATGGCTAACGACTTATTACAAAAAGCCAATCAATTAGAATAGTATGGATGGATGGATAAAATTAGAACGCAGTTTGTTAAATCATTGGATTTTTCAAGACCCAGTTAAACTTAGAATTTGGATTGGTTTGCTATTAATAGTTAATCACTCAGACCAAAAAGTAAACATTGGACAAAACATTTATGACTGCAAAAGAGGTCAATCTGTACGCAGTTTATTAAGTTGGGCAAACACATTTAAAGTGTCAAAAGACTACATAAGGAACTTTTTTAAACTTCTTGCAAAGGATGGTATGATTACAATTGAAAATATTCAAATTTCTACACGGATAACTATTTGTAATTATGATACTTATCAAGACACTTCAAACGCAAAACAAACGACTTCCAAACGCAAACCAAACGCAAACCAAACGCAAAGTCACACAAACAAGAATGATAAGAATGATAACAATGAAAAGAATGAAATAAAAATATACAAATCATTTCTGCATCTTTCAATAACAAATGAAGAAGTACATAAACTAAATTTAGCGGGTTACACTAAACAACAGATTGACGATGTATTGGAATCAATAGAAAACTACAAAAAAAATACAAGTTATGTAAGTTTGTACTATACCGCCAAAAAATGGCTTCAAAAAGAACAAGCAGAAAAAAGTAAAACAACCGAAAGACCAATGGTACATTAATTATGACAATAGCAGTAATAGAAAAGGAATCAAAGCGTGAATATCAAATTGATATTTCCAAAGGTGGCGAAAACAAACAGACTTGCCCAGCATGTTCTCACGAAAGGAAAAAGTCAAAAGATAAATGCTTTAGCTACAATGCAACAAAGGAAGTAGGAAGTTGCTCTCATTGTGGTAAGGCTTTTTACAAGAAGTTAGAGAAATTAGAAAACAACTACCAAAGGATTGAATATAAACGACCGATTTGGAAAAACGAAACAACACTATCTGAAAAGTTGGTTAAGTGGTTTGAGGGCAGAAAGATTAGTCAAAAAACACTTTTAAAGGCAAAGATTACAGAGGGGTTAGAATGGATGCCACAAACAAATGGAAACATCAACACCGTACAATTTAACTACTTTAGAGATGGTGAATTGATAAACGTAAAATATCGCACTGGTAACAAACAATTTAAGTTAGCAAAAGATGCTGAGTTGATTTTTTATAATTTGGATGCAATAAAAGACCAAAAAGAAATAATAATTGTTGAGGGTGAAATTGATTGCTTAACTTTAATTGAGTGCGGAATTGAAAATGTTATTAGCGTTCCAAATGGTGCTACAATAGGCAGAAACAATCTTACTTACTTAGATAATTGCATTGACTTATTTGATGAAGATACAAGGTTTATATTGGCATTAGATAATGACCAAGCAGGGAATAGTTTAAGAGATGAATTTGCACGAAGATTAGGAGTTGAAAACTGCTCAAAGGTAGCGTTCAAAGATTGCAAGGATGCAAATGAATGCTTGGTTAAGTATGGAATGGATGGAGTATTGGAAAGCATAAACAACAAAATAGAGTATCCATTGGTAGGCATATTTACCTCCACAGACTTAAACGAAGAGATAGATAATTATTACAACAACGGATTGCCACAAGGAGAAACAATAGGCTTAGAAACATTTGATGAAAACCTTAAATTTCATTTAGGATACATCACAACGATTACAGGCATCCCAAATCACGGAAAGTCGGAGGTATTAGATTTTATTTGTGCATCGTTAAACATTCGTGCCGGGTGGAAGTTTGGTTTATTCAGCCCTGAAAACTATCCTTTAGAACTTCACTTTAGCAAGTTTGCTGAAAAATTAATAGGCAAAGCATTTGATGGAAATTACAAAATGAATAAAATGGAATTGGAATTGGCCAAAGATTACTTTTCTAAAAACTTTTTTTTCATAAAACCCGAAAATGATTTTAAACTTGAGGATATATTGAGAATGGTAAAAAGTTTAATCCGAAAATACGGAGTAAATGCTTTTGTAATTGATGCTTGGAATAAACTTGAACACAATGAGGATTCAACACACTATGTTTCAAAACAATTGGATATATTGGCAACATTTTGTGAAAGAAATATGGTACATTGTTTTCTTGTGGCTCACCCAACAAAGATTATGAAAGATAAAAAAACAGGATTATTTGAAGTGCCAAACCTTTACAACATAAATGGATCTGCAAACTTCTTTAATAAAACTCACAACGGATTAACCGTATATCGCAACTATGATTCCAAGAAAACAGAAATATACATACAAAAAGTAAAATTTAAACACTGGGGTCAGTCAGGCACAATGTGTTCATTGGGATGGCATTTTATCAATGGCAGATATTATACATTTATTCCTGATAATACCAATTGGATATTAGGAGAAAAGAAACAAGTAGAAGCATTTGAACTACCACCAACCCCAATAAAGCCTAACGGAGCATTCGACACACCAATAAACAAAAAAGATAATTGGGACTTCATCCCAAAGAATGAATTTTCAGATATTAGCAACGATGCCTTTTAACGACAAAATAAAATGAACAACCAAATAAGAATTTTAGTAGCGTGTGAAGAAAGTGATGAAGTAAGGGGCAGATTTGAGCAAATGGGATTTGATGCTTGGAGTTGCGATTTGCAAGAAAATAGAAACCCTAAAGCAAAGCATTATCAAGGAAATGTTTTTGACATTATAAATGATAATTGGGATGCAATGATAGCCTTTCCACCTTGCACACACTTAGCAGTAAGTGGGGCAGCTTGGTTTGAACAAAAGCGAAAAGATGGCAGACAGCAAGAGGGAATAGATTTTTTTATGGCAATGATAAATGCACCAATAAAACATATTGCTGTTGAAAATCCAGTAGGAATTATGAGCAGTATTTACAAGCCACCAACACAAAAAATACAACCTTATTATTTTGGAGATGAAGCACAAAAAACAACGTGCTTATGGCTTAAAAACTTACCTCCATTATATCACAATGAAAAGCCAAATTTATTTGATGAAGTTATAACACATAGCGGAAAAGGTGAAATGTTTGAGTGGATTGATAAAAAAACAGGCAAAACAAAAAAACAACCACTATGGTATGCAGACGCTTTTAGAAAACACGGTATAAATGCAGCCGAAAGAAGTAAATTAAGAAGCAAAACATTTCCGGGAATAGCAGAAGCAATGGCAAAACAATGGGGTGAATACTTAAAAACAAACAAATAAAATTATTTTAACAAACTGACAAACAAATCAAAAAAGTAAGGTTATAAACTGACAAAGAAAACTTTTAAAATTTGACAATTAAATAATTTGTATATTTGCACAATGGCAATAGCCGATAAATACGATTAAATACGAATGGCAAAATTTGAGAAAGGCAATTCGGGAAAACCGAAAGGAGCAAAAAATAAAATAACTAAATCAGTTAAAGAAGTAGTTTTTGATGTATTTGAAAAGCTACAAGCAGACCCCAAAGCAAATTTATTAATTTGGGGAAGAAACAACACAACTGAATTTTATAAGATTGCTGCCAAGCTAATTCCAACAGACATAAAAGCAGACATTGAAAGTAAAAGTGATTTACTTATAAAAGTTGTTCGTGAGTGAGATAATCGTAAAACTTCAAAAAAGGCACATCAACCAAGAGTTGATTATGCAAACAAAAAGGCGATTCAATGTTTTGAAGTGTGGTAGAAGATTTGGAAAGACCTCCATTGCCAAAGAACTAATTATTGAACCTGCATTGGATGGATTTCCAGTTGCTTACTTTTGCCCTACATACAAAGACCTTAACGACTTTTGGATTGACATTGTCAAAATACTTGGCGATGCCATCAAGCAGAAGAATGAACAGTTAAAACAGATTAGATTGATAACGGGAGGTGTTATTGATATGTGGTCATTAGACGAACCCGACTCTGGCAGAGGTCGAAAATACAAAAGAGTAGTTATTGACGAGTGTGAGAAAGCAAAGAAACTTAAAACCGCTTGGAACGGAACAATCCGAGCAACCCTAACAGATTATATTGGTGATTGTTGGTTTTTATCTACTCCTCAATTCGGTAAGACTTACTTTAAAGAGTTGTTTAAAAGGTCAACCGATGAAAAGTATCAACACGAATGGCAAGGGTGGAAGTTTACAACTTACGACAACCCATTTATGGATGCTCAAGAAATAGATTCAGCAAAGGCAACACTTGATCCGATGTATTTCAATTGTGAGTACCTGGCTGAGGATGTTACCCTTGACACTATGCTTTGGGCCTATGCTTTTGAGCCTAATAAACATTTGCAGAAAGTTGAGATACTAAAAAACTTAGAGATAATTTTATCCTTTGACTTTAACAAAAACCCTATTTCCTGCTCAGTATTACAAATTCCATCCTTTGACACGATAAGAGTAATTGAAACGATTAAACTTGCTAATTCAGATATTTATGAGTTGTGCGATGTAATTAAGACTAAGTACGGAAACACACTTTATTTGATTACAGGCGATGCAAGTGGTTCATCAACTTCTGCAATGGTGCAAGACAATATGAATTACTACAAGATAATTCGAGCCAAACTAAATCTATCAAACAATCAAATGATGGTGCCGGTAGTTAATCCAAGATTAGCAGATAACCGAGTTTTGGTAAATAGCTTATTGAGTAGAGGGAATGTTCTATTGGATAAAGATAACACCAAGCCATTGCAATTTGACTTTGAGAATGTTACGGTGTTGCCTGATGGCTCAATTAAGAAAGCAGACAGAAACGACCCTGCCCAACAATCCGATGCCTTAGATACCTTTAGATACGCTTGTAATACATTTTGTTCAAAGTTTTTGGTAAGAGATTAAAAAAAAATAGTAAGTTTGCAAACAACAATTAAAATATGTTTTCAGTAATCATACCTACCCTTTGGAAATCTGACAAGATAAAGCCATTAATTCAATCGCTAATAGATTGCGAGTTGGTGAATGATATAACTATAATTTCAAATGAAAGAAGCGAGTTAGAAAAAGAGTTATTGATTTACAACACCAAACTTTATATTGATAAAAGGGTTGAAAATTTATTTGTAAATGAGTCGTGGAATTATGGAGTTAAACTTGCCGACAATGATAACATTGCCATCCTTAACGATGACATCCTAATCGATACTAATGTTTTTAGCTTCTTAAACGATAAGTTAGAAGATTGCGGAGTAATTGGTATGTGCTTTGAAAACTATGCCTTAAAACAATCCGTATCAATGAACCTTACCGATGTAGTTGAACGACCTTATGGATTTGGTTGTGCAATGTTCATCCACAAATCTAACTATGTAGATATTCCATTTGACTTGAAGATAGCTTGTGGTGATGATTATTTGATTAAATATGCTAAAGGCAAAGCAAAGAAGCTATACGGATGCAAGATTGAAAGTGATATAAGCACGACAACAAGACTTCCTGAGTTCGGGATGATTCAATTTGAAGATAATAGAATTTACATAGAAAAATATCAATAATGGCCCATCAAGAGCAAATCAACTTTTGCAAATCAGTTAAAGAATTTATGCCTGACTTCTTCAAAGGAGTTAGCGTATTAGATATTGGTAGTTTGGATATAAACGGAAACAACCGTTATTTATTTGAGAATTACGATTACACTGGCATTGATATTGGTGAAGGCAAGAATGTGGATATTGTTTGCAAAGGACACGAATTTAAACCTGCTGAGAACCACAAATTTGATGTTGTTATTTCAACTGAATGCTTTGAACATGATAAGCATTGGAGGGAAACGGTAAGGAATGTAATCGACAATCTTTTAAAGAGTGGAGGTTTATTTTTATTTACTTGTGCCACCACAGGCAGACCTGAACACGGAACAAAACGAACATCCCCAAGCGATTCACCATTTACAAGTAAAGCCGAAGATTGGGAAGATTACTACATGAATTTAACTGAGGGCAATTTCTTTGGCAACTTTAATTTTGAAAAAGACTTTTTAATTTATCAATTTAAAACACGATTAGAATATCCTCAAGATTTGTACTTTTGGGGAATAAAAAGATAAAATATGGCACTACTTAATTGCAACGCAACATACAAACAAGATGTACCGGGATGTATTGATTTCATCGCATTAAATTTAGATTTAGAGGCAACAACAATTTATGAAGTAAGGTTTACCTTTGCTAATGGTATGGTCTTAAAGACAAGGATAACAACTAATGCAGGAGGAACGCTATCACTATCTAAAGATGGATTGTTAAGTGGATTTTGGAACGATGGAACGGGAGAGATAATAGTTCAGATATTTGAATTAACGGACCTATGTACACCAGTTATTTTAACACTATGTGAAAACGATTATTCTCAAATAGTTTTAAACTTTACTAAGGTATTGATAGATGCAGCAATAAGAACTGAAAACGTGCCTTGTTGCTCATAAAAAAAGTATAAACCAAAATAAACAAAACAATGGAAGAACAACTATGGATTCTAAACACAAAGATTGAAGCATTTCAAGTCTTTATGTTACTTTTTTTTAACTCACTTGCAATAATTGGTATTCACAACATCTTTGCAGGGGAAGGAATGATTTTTAAGCCGATAACAGAACGATTTGAAAAGTTGATTGGCGATGAATGGTTTTGGATAACAAAGCCACTTTATAACTGCCCACCTTGTATGATACTACTCTATGGATTTCCATTTGCTTTCTTTGTTTACGATGGTCAGCCTTATGGATATTTTTGGATGTTTGCCTATTGTATGGCCCTAAGCGGAGTGAATAAAATACTAACCTCAATAATTTACCGAGATTAAATGAATTGGTTGCTAATCTTAAACAATAATGGATTTGTTGCTCAAGGGCATTCTTGCGGATGTCAAGGCAACAATCAATATCATAGATTTGCAAACGGATCAACAGAAGTAAAAGTTTACAAGAAATTAAACCAATATCAAATAAAAATAAATAATGTTTGGAGCGATAAAAAAGCGATTACAGAGCTTGAATCCGAGTTCTAATGTAATTGTAAAGGATGGATTTACTTTAGAGTTTGCATTCGAGTGTAATAAAGTAAAATACTACGAGTTTAAAGATAAAAATTCAATGCCATTTCAAAGGGGATTGGATGCCTTAATATTTTTTGAGGAACTACAAAATGGAGTTACAAGGGATTATATTCTCAATCACATCGAAGTAATGAAAAAATGTATTGAGGTAAAGAATGGTAAATCTTTAGACTTAAAAAATATGTTTATTGAGATAGCACGATTTGAGGAACGATTGAAGTACATCATAAGCCCAGAGATTATCTATAAGGTTGCTTCTGTTGCCTTTGTAGATGAAAAGGAAAGCGTTTTAAAATATGACCACGAATACAATAAGCATAAGATTGAAAGTTGGAAAAAATTTGGTGATGGTTTTTTTTTGTACACACCCTTGAGGAAATTGATTCCGTTTTTAAGTCAATACGGAGAAACTTCCCAAACGTATTTGAGAATAGTAGACCAGATAGAAAAGCTACAAGCAACGGCTCATTCATTGATTCTGTTAGACGAGGAATTGAAAGCAGAGAACGATTAAAGTTAGTTGTAATGAAATTTTTACCTCCTACATATCAAATAAATACATTAAATTTGTACGATTTCTTTTTTTTCGCAAACGAAGCGAAAAGCCAACAATTAAAACAAAGCACCGCTAATAAGAAATAGTGGAAAATGTCATTATAAAGTTTACTGCCGACACCACAGGATTACAACCAGCAGTTGACCAACTTAAACTACTTGGAAAGATAACCGATGAGGATGCAAGAAAGATTGATGAAATAAATCAATCACAAGCACGTTATTTAAACACACTTAAAAAGACTACTCAAGAAGCGGGTAATTTTAGCGATGAAATGTCGCACCTTAAAAACGAAATACAAGCAGGAATATTAGAGGGAGTTGCGGAACATTTTGCAGAAATGGGAGTGGAAATGGAAAAGACTGCAAAAAAAGGCAAAACATTAAAACAAGAATTAAAAGATTTAAAAACACAGATTGCAAGTGGTGGATTAGATGCTAAACAATTATCAGAAGCAACAAAAAGAGCGGCAGAACTTACCGACCATTTAGGCGATGTCAATGATAAGATTAAGGCATTGTCAAGCGATACCAAGAGGATTGATGCAGTAGTTGAAGGATTCAGAGGATTGGCAGCAGGGGTAGCAGTTACTCAAGGTGCTATTGGATTAATGGGCGATGAAAACAAAGACCTTGAAAAGACCTTGTTAAAAGTTCAAAGTGCAATGGCTGTATTAACAGGTGTTCAAGAATTGGCAAAATTAGCAACCGATAAAAACGCTTTAAGTAATTTATTTTTATCGACATCAGAAAAGTTAGCGGGTAAAAGTGCAACGGTAATGGGAGTTGAAATTTCTGCTGCTACTGCTGTTGCTACTGCTGGAATATCTTTGTTAGTTGCGGGGCTTGCTTATTTGATTATGGAAATGGATAATGCGGGAGGTAGATCGCAAGAGATGAATGAAAGATTATCTAAGGGGTATGAAAGGGATTTAGAGATTTATGAAAAAGTACTTAACAGAAAGTTAGAAAAATTAAAAACATCAAGAGATGGAGAATTGGCTGCTTTGAAAATATCTTATGATAGAGAACAAAAAGAAGCTGAAAGAAAATACATTAAAGAAGGTGGAACATCAGAAGCGTTTTGGAAACTCCAAGAATCTAGCTTAGAGGAATACAAATACAATGTTGCAGAAATAAATAAAAAGTGGGATGAAAAAGAAAAAAACAAATTAAAAGAACAACAAGAGAAAACAGCAAAATTAAAGGCAATTTCAGATGCTGCCGCATTAAAAAAGGCAGAAGAAGAAGCACGAAAAAGAGCAGAGGCAGAAGCCAAAGCCACAGAAGAAGCCAACAAAAGAGCAATGGAGGATGTTGATTCAACCTCACAACTCAAAAAGAATTACTATAGGCAATTAGATATTCAAAAAGAATATCAAAAAAGCAGTCTTGAGATTGATGAAATATACAGCAGAATTGCCTCAGAAGGTCGCTATCAAACTTCCGAAGAAATTTATGCTCAAGTAGAAAAAGAGTTAAAAGATTACGAGGATTTAAAGAAAAAGCAATCTGATATTGATACAAAATACTTAGAAGAAAAGGCAAAGAAAGAAGAAGAATATAGAAAATTAGCACAGCAGACAGCCTTTCAAATGTTAGAAAATGCAGCGGCATTTACATTTAGCACAATAGAACAAAATCTACAACAAGAAACAGATTTAAAAGTTGCCGCAGCAGAAGAAGAACAACGGAAACAATTGGAAGGTCGTGAGCTTTCAGCATCACAGCAACAAGCAATCGAGAGGAATACCCAAAGAGAAATAGCAAGGATTAAAACTGAGGCGGCACGAAAGCAAAGACAAGCGGATGTAGTTCAAGCAGGTATCAATGGAGCAATAGCAATTACAAAGGCATACGCAACAATGGATCCAATTTCAGCAAGTATTGCCGCAGTAGGAATAGCAACATTGACAGCCTTACAAATTGCATCCATCAAGAATCAACCGATACCAAAGTTTGCCAAAGGAACAAAAGGAGTTGAAGGACCGGGAACAGATACAAGCGATTCAATACTTGCCTACCTATCGAAAGGAGAAATGGTCATCCCTACAAAAACAAAAGAAAGCTATTTCCCTGCCTTAGATTTAATCTTTGATAAAAAGGTAAGCCCAAGTATTGCCAACGAATTATTATTGGAAGCATCAAAAGGAAACTACAATATTTCACACGATTATAATAGTCCAGTGTATGTTAATAGTTCAGTAGCCATTGACTATGATAAGTTAGATAGGTTGTTTAGCAAAAACAAAAGCACCACTAACATAAATATGGATGAAAGTGGATTTAGAAAGTTTTTGATTACTGAGAATGGCAAGAATGAGTATCTAAACAAAAAATTTAGAAAATGAATTGGAAGTTTACAATAATTGAAAGCAACTTAGATGAAACGGATATCATTGAGCCTATTGGATGGGATGGATTGACAATTGGATTAACGAGAAACTTT